CGGCGCCGCCCATGACTCGTATTAAGGGCGTATACAAAATCGTTCCCCCAACAGGCGAGTTAATAGAGCGCGTGCGTAGCCGTATGTTTGTACCATCAACAGTCTTTGATAACAAAAAGCTGTTAGAAAACGACCCGTACTATATCGCAAATCTAGCCATGCTCCCGGAAGCAGACAAGAAAGCACTACTATACGGAGACTGGAATTCATTCAGCGGACAAGTATTCACAGAGTGGAGCGACGAGATAGAACACTATCTAGACCGCAAGTGGACGCATGTCATAAGCCCGTTTAAGATTCCGGAAACATGGAGAATATTTAGAGGTTTTGACTGGGGATACTCAAAGCCATTTAGCGTAGGTTGGTACGCTGTAGATAACGACAATAGATTATACAGAATCAACGAGTTATATGGCTGTACAGACCAGCCAAACACTGGCGTTAAATGGACTACCGAAAAGATTGCGAAGGCGATAAAAGAAATCGAGGAGTCAGACCCAAATCTAAAGGGTAGAACAATATCAGCCGTTGCAGACCCTGCAATATTCCAAGAAAATGGCGGTAAATCAATAGCCGATTCCTTTATGGAAGCCGGTGTGTACTGGGAGAAGGGAGACCATACACGAATACCCGGTAAAATGCAGTGCCACTATAGACTAGCTTTTGATGAAAACGGAATACCGATGTTCTATTGCTTCTCAAACTGCAAGGACTTCATCAGAACAGTACCGGAACTAATTTACAGTGAAACCAAGGTAGAGGATATCAATACCGAAATGGAAGACCATATATACGACGAGTGGAGATATGTATGCATGGAGTCACCTATAAATGAGCGACGAGACGCCAGAGCAAAGCTATACGAGGGAACAGATGGGCTGCACGACCCATTAAATATGATCCCTGCACAGCTAGGACGATACGACTTTTTCAAATACATGTAAGGAGCGAATATGAAAGACAAGAAGAAAGAGCTAAAAGAGCAGAATGCTAAAGAAATTGAGAAGGCAAGGCCATCAAGAGACCGGGAACAGCCGGAAGATGACGAACCCGAAGAAGATCCCGCGCAAGCCGAGGGAGATAAACAGCTAATGAAGAGGCTAGGAATAGACCTAAAGAAAGCAGCCGAAGAACCTATCGAGGATGAAGAGGAAGAACCAGACTATATAGAGCAGGAACCAGAACCAACATCGCTAGATGCGAAGGAAGAACCGGAAGCAGAATACGGAGCCTTTAACGAAGACGAAGGCAAAGAGTGGGACCCGAACTATGGACGAAAAGGAATCATTGATGAAGAGGTTATAGGGGAGGCAAAGAACACATACGAAAAATACAAGCAGAATCTTGAGAAGTTCAAAAAGCGCATTGTTGAGAATGAAAAGTGGTGGCAATTCCGGCAGTGGGAAGTTATAGGAGATGCACAAGGAAAAGAAAACGATCCAAAGCCTGAAAGTGCATGGATGTTCAATTCACTAGCTAACAAACACGCTGACGCTATGGATAACTATCCTATGCCTAACCTGCTTCCACGCGAAGAGAGCGACAAAGGTTCTGCGTTGTCGCTATCAAAGATTGTCCCATGCATACTAGACAACTGCGACTTCCAGCAGATATATAGTGATGCATGGTGGTACAAACTAAAACAAGGGTTCTGCGTATATGCTACATACTGGGATAACACAAGAGACAACGGCGCTGGTGATATCGCTGTAAAGCAAATAGATGTTCTAAATCTATTATGGGAGCCAGGAATTAAATATATCCAGGATTCGCCAAACATCTTCCTAATAGACGCTGTGGATAACGATATCCTCGTAGGAATGTATCCAGACCTAGAAGGCGTGCTATCAAATTCTGCAGGTGCTGAAATCGTGAAGTACGATACAGAACGTGACGATTCAGCATCTAACAGAACAGTCGTTTATGACTGGTACTATAAGCAGACTGTTAATGGCAGAACGATAGTTCACTACTGCAAATTTATAGACGGTCACGTACTCTTTGCATCTGAGAACTGCGAAGAATACTTAGAGAGCGGATATTACATCTCAGGCGAATATCCGTTCGTTGTGGATAATCTGTTCCCGGTTGAATCTGAAATGCTAGGCTTCGGATATATCGATGTTATGAAGTCACCGCAGATGGTAATAAACAAGATGGATCAGATTGTTGCAAAGAATGCGGCTCTTGTCGGTAAGCCAAGATGGGCTATTAACAAAAATTCAGGAGTAAACCCAGAGCAAGTAGCTGATTATTCACAAGACTTCTTTGAGGTAAACGGCAGAATTGAAGAAGGTAATATCAAACAGTTTCAAACAACGCCGCTTCCGTCACTTGTCATGAATTACCTCGAGATGAAAAAAGAAGAGCTAAAAGAAACCTCGGGCAATCGCGACTTCTCGCAGGGAAGTACTGCCGCAGGTGTAACAGCAGCTAGCGCCATTGCAGCGTTGCAAGAGGCAGGCTCAAAGCTATCACGCGATATGATAGGTGGTTCATATAGAGCATACGTGAGGCTAGTCAAGCAGATTATAGAATTAATCAGACAGTTCTATGATGAACCTCGTTGTTTCAGAATTGACGGAGAGGGCGGATCATATGAATTTATCAGCTTCGAGAATTCACTTCTAAAAGAAACAACAATCGATGATGTGACAGGACAGCCAGAAATCGTAAAGAAACCTATATTCGATGTCAAAATTTCCGCAGCTAAAAAGAATGCGTTTAATAGAGCGTCGCAAAATGAGACAGTAAAAGAGTTATACGGTATGGGCGTGTTCAACCCAAACAACTATGTACAGGCTGGAATGCTGTTAGATGCTATGGACTTTGAAGGAGTGGAAGAGCTCCGCAGGAAGGTAGGAGAAAACGGAAACCTTAATGAAAAACTGAATCAATTAGCTAGCATCGCTATGCAGATGGCAGGAATGCTAGACCAGACGGTTGGAGCAGGAGAATTCACATCGCAGGTACAGCAGGCTCTAGGAATGGAAGTAGTGCCGCAGTTAAACGCAGCCGCATATGAGGCTAGGCGCGGTATAGATAGACCTGTAAACACAAGGGCAGCGAATATCAGAGATAGAGCAAGCAATCAAGCAAGCGTAGGAGAAGGTCATGACATCAGCAAAACTGACGAGTAATAGAGATGAACAAGGAAAAATCACGTATACGTTAGATATCAAAGAGCACGCGGACGAAAGTCACGTGTGCTTTGCGATTAGCACGCTAGTACATACAGTGTCGGATATGGTCGAAAGATTGGAAAGCTCAATCGATATCAATCCTGGCGATGTAGTGATCAGCTTTACATCGCATCCGGATAACGTAAATGAAATGATATACGCGAGGATTATATATACATTTGCGTGCAAAATGTTAACGATTCTTGAAGAGGGATATCCAAAAAACATCAAAGTGATTATGCCGTAGTCGAATAATAAATAATTTTTTTATATCATAAATCCGTAAAGATAAATGCTCGCGGGTAAGCCGCAGGAGGAACAATGACATATAGAGATTTTTACCTCTTCGATGGAGAGGGCGGCGAAGGAACAAGCGGTAATGCTGGTGTCGCTACCAGCACTGAAGAGGGCACAGGCCTTGAAGAAAAGAAAGATGATGATTTGTTTGACGATAACAGCTATGACGATAGCGAGGAACCAGACGATGAACCATCAGAGGGCGAAAACGCCGATGAGCCCAAAGACCTATCTGCAGAGTTCGAAGAACTAATCAAAGGGAAGTATAAAGACTTATACGATGCGCGCGTTAAGGATACGCTTTCAAAAAGATTCAAGAATGCAGAGGCGGATAGGAATAGACTTGGTGAATATGAAGATGCGCTATTTGTACTGTATGACAAGTACGATATCGAGCCTGGTAATCTTAACGGACTCAAAGAGGCAATCGCAAAAGATGGCGAATTGCTAGAAGAAAGAGCAGAAAGAGAAGGCTTATCGGTTGAACAGTACAAGTACCAGAAGAAGCTTGAGGCGGAAAACAGAAGGCTTGAAGCAGAGCAGAGAAAAAGAGCCGCCAAAGAGCAAGCAGACGCACTGTACGAGCAGTGGGAATCAGAATCTGCTGAACTAAGAAATGTTTATCCACACTTCAATCTTAAGAAAGAGGCTAGTGAGAATCCTGAATTCATGAGCTACCTTGAATCTGGAATGAGTGTAAGGAAAGCATTTGAAGCAGCACATATACAGGAGCTAATCTCTGGCGCTATTCAGATGGCTACCAAGGAAACTAGGAAGAACACTATCGACACAGTGAGAGCAAGAGGATTAAGACCGCGTGAAAACGGTATGCAGTCCAAAGCTCCACTAAAGGTCAAGAAGAACATTAGTAATCTCAGTAACGAAGATATGGATAGAATCAATAAGCGTGTAGCTAGAGGTGAAACCGTTACCTTCTAACTGAGTACTGAGTAAGGGGGAAACAATGAACG